CACAATTGATCCGTAGGAACCTTGATTACCAAGGAATTGCACGAAGAGCACTAGTAGTTGATCCGTTAAATTAAATTAGGTAGCGGATTTAAAATTTGGCTATATGCTGGAAACTCTAAAAGCTTAATCACCTAGACACTCAACAGGTTATGCACAGAAGCTAATCTAAAACAAGTCAAGGTAATAGAATTAAGATGATATAGACAATCAGCAGGAAGGCAGACATGAAATGAAAGATGTAAAAGAAAACGAAATTGCAATATTATATAATTCTGGTTTAACAATAAGAGAAATAGCAGTAAATGTTTCTAGCTCATATGAAACAATTAGACAGATATTAAAAAAACAGAAAGTTGTTTGGAGAAAAAAATATTTATCTGATCTTACACAAGAACAAATAGACGATATTGTTAAACGATTTGATTTTGGAGATACTATTAAAAAAATTGCAGACTGGTATGAAATATCAGCTCCAGCAATTTCTAGGTTATTAACCTCTTTAGGAAAAGAAGTTATATGCAACGCAAGAAAATATGATATATTAAGAGCAACTCCAATAAATTCAATACAAAAACAAATACTTGTAGGACATATTCTTGGAGATGGTTGCTTATATAAAGATTCTAAAAAATCAAATTATAAAGTATCAATTAGTCAATGTGAAAAGCAAAAAGATTATTTCTTCTGGAAGTATATAATGTTTGATCCATTTATTAATAATTATAGAATAAATCATGATAAAAGAGGAAATTCTATAATGTATAATGCGACAACAATTTGCCATCAAGATTTTAATAAATTTGCAGAGATGTTTTATGATGAAAGTAGAGTAAAACATATTCCAAAAAATTTAGATATTTATTTGACCCCATTAGCCCTGGCTGTATGGTATCAAGATGATGGAAATTTAAATAATGGAGTAAATGCTAGATTTGCTACAATGTCTTTTACAGAACAAGAAAATTATATGTTAAGAGATTATCTCAAAGCGTGTTTTGACTTAAATTCTAAAGTTATGGGGTTTAAATATAAAAATAAACAATATTACCAAATAACAATAAATAAAGAAAACACACAAAAGCTTTCAGATATAATCAGGCCACATGTAGTTGATTGTATGAAATATAAACTCATGTCTGAATCCTCAACGACTTTATGTCAAACATCCAATAAAACGGATGATGATAAAGTCTGACCTTTATAGAGATATAAAGAAGTAAGCAGAAATGACTTACTAACCATTAATTTGGTTTAACAACGCTCCCATGTACCTCAAGGAGCAACTCCTTCATATGACCGAGATATCGATGTTGCCGCAGTTGTAATTTCAAGCAACGGCACAGGCCCAGAAAGCCGTATCTTTGGTGATCGCGTTGTAATTCCTGAGTTTGAGCTTTTCTCAAACCCCACAGTCCGTATCGCAGAAGTAAAGCGACGCAGATTTAATGTTATCGACCGTGCAGTTCAAAAGGCTCGCCAAGAAATCATGGCACAAGAAGATGCAAACATCTTCGCAGCCCTAGACGCAGCTTCAACTGCTGAAAATACCGCACAGGACATTGCAGACTCCGGTCTATTAAAGCGCGACCTAGTTTCAATTAAGGTCCAGATCGATCACTGGGACCTAGTTACTACTAAATTCTTCATGAACATTAATGAGTTCAGCGACATTTTGAACTGGGCTTCAGGCGGCGGACAAGGCTCAAGTGGCGGCGAAGTTGACCCTGTAACACAACGAGAAATCCTACAAACTGGGCTTTATGCTCATATTTGGGGAGCTGATATTCTTGTTAGCAAAATTGTGCCGCCAGCGACCGTTTACGGCGCGGGTGACCCTGAGTTCCTAGGTGTCATGCCAGTTCGCCAGGGAATTGAAGTATTACCAGCAGACGAGCCTAAGCAATTAAAGCTCGGCTGGGTAGTCAATGAAATCATTGGATTAGGTATATTAAATCCACGAGCCTGCGCAAAGGGCATGAAATCAGTCAATACTTCACGGTAATCAGGTTAAGCCAAAATACTACAGGTTAAAACTTGTGGTATACAGGTTAAAGTGGTTATTAAAGATAGTTAGAAAAGCCGGGCAGAAATGCTCGGCTTTTTGTTTTATTATTAACCTGATTCTTAACCTGTCTGATTTTAACCTGTCCAGTATTTTTAACCTGGACACCCCTACTTTTAACCTGGCCGATTTGAATGTTTTAAATTTATTTTGGTCGAGAGTAAGAATATTCCTACATAGTTATTGTAGGAGATGAGATTATGATTAAAATAACTAAAGAAGATACTAATAAAATTATAGAGTTATATAATGATGGTATTGGTTCTGATACAATATCTAAGCAATTTAATGTTACACCAACATGTATTTTAAAAGTTCTAAAAAGAAACGGAGTAGAAAGGAGAGATTTTTCGCGCAAACTTGGGAATAAACATAGTGAAATTATAGCCTTATATCAAGAAGGATACTCTGGGCCTGAGATTGCTGAAAAATTAAAAGTTACTGGAGGAGCTATTTGGAAAATATTAAAAAAGAATAATGTTCAAATGAGAGATGATGAAGAATGCCGTAGAGAATATCTAATTAATAAAGATTTCTTTGATGAAATAGACTCTCAAGAAAAAGCTTATTTTCTTGGGTTTTTATATGCCGATGGAGGAAATATAAAACAAGGAAATTTTGTTAGAATAGATCTTTCAGAATTAGATAAAGATATATTATTTAAATTATCACGCTTAATATATAAAGAAGATTCAGACAATAGGGTGACTTTTTGTGATAGGAAAGAAAAAGGAAAATTTGTTTATCTTAATATAAATAGTAAATATATTTGTTCTCAGCTAGAAAAATTAGGATGCACTCCAAAAAAGAGCTTAACAATTGAATTTCCAAAGTGTTTAAATGATAAAGAGTTAATAAGGCATTTTATTAGAGGATATTATGATGGTGACGGTGGAATAAATATAAATTCTAATAAGAAGGCTGGATTAAAGATTATTAGCACACTAGAATTTTGCACATCTATGAAAGATTATATTCAGGATGAGGTTGATATAAATTTTGGTTTTTATAATGATGTAAAAGGCAAGAATGTTTATACTATTAACTCTTGCGGTAATAGGCAGATTAGAAAGTTTTTAAATTGGTTATATAAAGACGCAACAATATACTTACAAAGAAAATATGATTTATATTTGAAGTTAAATGATATTATTAAAGATACTGATAATTTAATTGAAGCTGGAACACAGGGGTATAGTAAAAGATATTTTAATACATAATTTATCTTTGCATAATTTGGCATACTATTAACATCTATTAATATAAGGGCCAATTATGAATTTTCTTTTATCTTGGGGAAAGAGATTAGCGGGAATGTTTGTTCAAGAGGATTTTCCCAATTTATCATTTCCTCTTAATCAAAAAATGGTTGATTTCCATAATTTTATTGGCGCTAATGTAATTGGTGCAGTAAATACATTGGGAGATTTATATTTATTAAATGATACATATTTTAGTGATGGGGTTATTGTATATTTAATAAGCACCAAAACTACTTATAGATTAGATAGATCTTCTATTGCGGCAGATGATACTCTAAATGTATTAAATACCATGACTACATTTGGTAGATGGATTAGACAAATTGACAATAGTGCATTAGTTAGTAATATCATTTCTTTGGGTAAATTAAATGATTCTGCATTAAATTCTGGTATTTCAATATATGTTCAGAGTTTGAAGGATGAGTTTATTTTAGATAAATCCAGTCATGCTTTAGTTGATGGGATTACTGTAATAGCTACATTATCTGGAGTTGGTAGGTGGGTAAGGAGAATTAATCCTAGTCCACAGTGGTCATATCAAAATACTTGGTATATAGACCCTTCTAATATTTTAGCTAATGATGAGAATGATGGGTATACGGTTTCTACTCCTTTGAAGACGATTGCTGAATTTGGTAGAAGGTTTAATAAGTCATTGAGGCCTATAGTTCCAATGACAGTTAATATTCAATCTAGTTGTCCAAATACGGATCCTTGGAACATTACAGTTTATGCTAATGCTAATCCTGTATTAATTCAAGGCAAGCCTACTGTTTTGCATACTGGTGAGATAGATAATATAACTGCGAAGAATCCAGCTTTACTAATAGTCTTACTACATCAGTTATAGGGGCTACTGCATGGATTGCTAAAATGAATAGTTTGGGTCATGCGAGAGTTAGCACATGGTTAGTTCCTCATGGAAATGTTTCTTCTACTTTAGCTGATGATGTGCAACCTAATCTTTTAGCTACATATGAGGTGTTAGATTTCCCACAGATTACTATTACTGAAGTTAATGTAATGGGGTCTGCTGAAGATAATTCGTATGTATTGCAGGTATTATTTCAAAATTTAACGATAGAGAATAATTTTTTGGCGAATTATAAATCTGATTATGGATTTGGGTTAGGATTTCAGCAATGTATTATAAATGATACTCCTGATACATTTTTTATAGTATTTATAATTAATTGTCATTTATCTTCTGGAATTACTGTTGAAAGTGGAATTCTTTGGTTATTTGGCGGATTGCAGACGATATCATATAATACGGTGGCTCAAGGGTCTATATTATATGTTGATTTTGATAATTTATCTCAAGGTTGTATTGGTGGATTGGCGGTATCTGGAGGGACATTAGAGATAGGATCATTATGTGTATTTGATTCTCCTGGTGCTGGGATTGAGACTAGGCCTGGTGGATTGATATATGTTCATACTATTTACAATAATGGTAGAGTTTGGGGAAATAATAATGCTACATATGGAGTAGATCTTAAGCCATGTTCAGATCTTGTTTATTCTGTTAATCCGATAATTACTGGGATTTTAGGAGATTTTACAATTGATGCTAGGACTTTGATTTATAATAATTCAGAGCAAATTGATGGTATATATTCTGTTCCGATAAGTTGCACATGGGTAAATTTAGCAGCGCCACTTCCTTCTGGATTTAATGGCAATGTAAATGATATTGTATCTGGCGTTTCATTAACTTATAGAGGATAATTATGGCATATTTATTAACAATAAGCAAAGCATCTAGCGCAAGATTAATTGATATAAATACAAATAATGCTAATAATAATGATAGAGTATATATACAATCAGTTAAAGATTATTTTATATTTAATAGCACATGTTCTTTGGCGGCGGATGGAATAAATATAGTTCAGCCAACAACTGGTCCTGGGAGATGGTTAAGAGAATGTGTGGCATCTCCGACATGGCTACAGCAAGCGGTATGGTATATAGATCCTGCGAATGGATTGGCTAATGATGAAAATAATGGATTAACATCAATAACTCCTTTAAAGACTATAGCTGAATTGAAGCGTAGATTTGTTATGCCAATTTTACCACAAGTTCATATGACAATTTATATTCAATCAAATTGTCCTAGTAGTGATCCTTGGAATATTACTGCGGCAATTCCTACCAGGTCTAATGGTTCAGATCCTCTTCCATGGATTTTGGTGATCGGGGCTACTACAATAGTTCACTCAGGAACTATTAGTGGAGTGACTGCAAAAAACAGGGCTACAAACACTCCTAATGGAATAGTTGATGGGTCTGTTTCATGGACTACTTATATTAATAAACCATTAAGAATAACATCTTCTGCCATACCTGCTCATATTGGGGCTTTATCTTGGGTTGCAAAGGATAATGGAAGTGGAAGTGCAAGAGTATCGACTTGGTATAATTATTCTGGATATTCTACATTGCCTGGTATTTCAGGGGATATTACTCCTAGCATTAATGATATTTACAGTGCATTACAATTTCCTAATATTACAATAGGTAAAGTTGATGTAATTCAAGAGGGTAGGGATGACTCATATTCTGCTACATTAGTTTTTAAGAATTTAATTACTAATGGGTATTCTACATTCGCGGCAGAATATGGTTTATTATTTATAGAGTGTCAGATAAATGATGCGCCGTATACATTTAATACGGTTAAGTGTATTAATTGTTTTAGTCGTGATTCATATTCACCTATGCCTGGATCTTTGATGTTATATGCTGGATTACAAATAGCAACAACTGTTCCATCCATGGGATCAATTGTTTATATGTCTTTAGATAATATGTCTCAAGGATGTCAGATGGCGGCAATAGGAGAGGCTGGGACTTTAAGAGTTGATGCAGCATGTTGTTTTGATTCCAATATGGATGGATGCGATGTTCATACTGGAGGGTTTTTATATATTCACCCATTTGTAGATATTTCTGTATTGGGATATTTATGGGGTTCTGGCAACACAAATTACGGAGTAAATTTTCATCAAGGTTCAAAGTGTGTTTATTCAGCGATTCCGACTATTACTGGTAATCAAGGAAATTTTATGGTTTCAGATAGAACGACAGTTAGGCCATTTAATGATTCTACTGGAGCATATGCTTCTGCTGTGTCATGCACTTGGAGTAATTTAGCAGCAGCAACGCCTGGTGGATTTAATAATAGTTTAAATGATCCTATTTCTGGAGTATCAGTTGTGATCAGAGCGTAATTAATCAAATAATAAGGTGATATTCTAGCATTGTTTTGATGGACCATAAAATGATTAAAAATATACCTCTAGATGGATTAGCTTCGCTTTTAAACAAGGTAGCAAATAACTATCTTTCATTATCTCAAGACAATAAGGTTATATGTGAAAATAAGCAAACATATAATATTATTTCTAGAGATGAGTCTTATTCTATTTTAAGTAAAGCAAGACAGGCGGCATTAGAATCTTTTGCATCAAATAAAAATCAGTTAGTAAAAATAGCATTTGATACTCGTAGAATTAATCAAGAGACAGATAGAAATCCTAGGATCAATTTACAATATTGGAATCGTAGTGATGAATTTATTAGTGATGAAGATCAGAATAAGATTAATATTTTATCTAAATTAGTAGAGCCATTAAATGAGCTTAAGAATAAATTTGGATCAGAACCAGATTGGCACGAGAGTTATTCTAGATTTTTATATGATGCGGTAAATAGAATTTTAAGAGTAAAGCAAGCTGACAAAGAATATTTTGGTCCACAAATGGCTTATCTTGAACAATTATTAGATGCGCGATATAGATTAAGTTTAGAAAAGATTAATAAAATGGCAACTAATGAACTTAAAGATGTAATATTGAGAAAAGATGAGACATTGCAAAAGAAGGGTTTATATTTACCAGAGCCAATAATTATAAAGGATTCTTCTTTGCCTATGAATAATGTTGTGAATGGAGATTCTAATCTTACAAATGCGATATTAATTCAAAACGCTTTATCAAATTTAATGCAGCAAAATGCTTTAATGGCATCTGCGCAAAAGAAAGATGGAGAAGAAAAAATAACTCCAGATAATGTTTCCAATGCAATTTTTGGTCAAAATACTTTAAGGAGATCTGGAGAAAAAGAAGTTGAAAGAACTATTACAATTACAATTCGCGATAAAGTTGTAGAGTAAGAAAGAAGAAAATATGACGGTAGGATTCAATACTCCATTTCCAAGAATTTCAAATACTAAATTTATTGTAAGAAATATAGCTCCAGGAAACAAAACAGTAAAAGTATTTAATTACCCTATATTAAATGGGATGACTAGAGATTTAATGGGAATTCCTGAAGTGTCAGAAGCAGATATTAGACATTCTCTTTTAAAAGGAGAATTGGCTATTAAATTTACTTATGGCGAACTTGAAGTAGTAGATAGTGATATAGATTTAATTCAATTCAACGCACAACAGAAGTCATTATTACAAAGCTTTGGAGTAGTTAATGGATTAAATGGTGGAGGAGGACAACCAGATATATTTACAAACGTGTCTTTAGCTGGAATATTAAATGGAATAAATCCAACATTTACAATTCCTCAAAAAATTATTATTAATGCAAATTTCGCAGCAACAGTATATTTAAACGGAGTAAGACAAACTCAAGGACAAGATTTTTATTTTGCAGAGAGCGGAGGAATAGGAACAGGATACGACACAGTAATTTTTGTTATTGCACCACAAGCCGGAGATATTCTTGTAATAGACTATACTCCAGTAGCAACTCCTTAATTTTGGATATAAATGACTAGTTATATTAGATTAAAACAAATAAGAACTCCGGATAATTATAATGATCAATTATCTACATCGCAAATTCTTAATATAGAATCTACCGCCCAAAATGAAGAAGACGTAGTGCATGGAGCATTATCTCAAATTAAAAGAATTGTTGGAGATGGATATTGGTATTCTCCTGTAGAAGGATCTGTTGGAGACCCCGCAAGTTTAACTAGTTTAACTAATGATGTATTTTATAAAACAATATTATTTCAAAAAGTTATAACAACTCAAATATCTGTTCCTGCTGGTCAAAATTATGTAGTATTATCTGCTGCTGGATTACAAGTTCCTTTAGAAAATGCATCAATTGGGAATTCAATTACGCCAGGTGCAGTTGTAGCTGCTTTGCCAGGAAATACAGGAAGCGCATCATTAAACGTAGTTGTTGGACCATCTGGAGTAAATCCTAAAAATCTTTTATTAATCAGAGATTTTAATAGTTTTAATCCAATAACATCTGGCGGAATGCAAGTATTTGGATTATTGCAATGCAGTTCGACTACAGTAGATGGATATGCTTTTAATGATTCTAC